GCCTGTAACCGTGATTCCGGGGGGTACGGCTGCGACTTACTCTGCTAATTGTATTTTGGTTGTAACTAAATCCCAGGAAAAAGATGGCACTGAATTATCTGGTTGGAATTTTAATCTGACGACCCATAAATCGCGTTATGTGAAAGAGAAATCTCGATTCTCTTTCCGGGTTATGTATGAAAATGGCATTCAGAAATATTCTGGTATTTTGGATATGGCTCTTGAAGGCAACTTCATCCAGAAGCCGTCTAATGGTTGGTATCAACTTGTCGATCAAGATACGGGCGAGATGGTCGGCCAGAAGGTTCGTGCTGCTGACGCAGAATCGCCTGACTTTATCGGTAAGGTGCTGAAGAACGAAAAGTTCAAGAAGTTCGTCTCTGACAAATATAAGTTGTCTGTCTCCCAGATGATGAACGATGATGAAGTTGCAGCAGCCTTCCCAACAGAAGACGAAGAAATTTCGCTCTGATCCGGGAGCCTTTTACCACAAAGGTTACAATAAGTCAAGTCAACAACAAGGGGCCTAGTGCCCCTTTTCTTTTTCATGCAAAACACAATCGAAAACAAAATTTTGGCATCTCTGCTATCAAATCAGGACTTTACCCGAAAGGTTCTGCCATTTCTGGACGAAGCATATTTTACAGAGAAAGCAGAGAAAGCAATTTTCCTGGAAGCGAAGAATTTCTTTGAAAAGTATAATTCCTTACCCACTAAGGATGCTATACTGATCACCCTGAGCGATTCCAAGGGAGTAGATGAGAAAACTTTTACGTCAGCAAAGACACTGGTTGAGAGCTTCGGGGAGGTTGCAGAAGAGACTCGATGGCTGGAGGAACAGACTGAACAGTTCTGTCAATCCCGTGCCATCATCAATGCGATTCAGAAGTCTATCCACATCATTGATGGACAGGACAAGGTTTATGGTAAAGATGCCATTCCTAACATCCTTCAGTCAGCGCTCTCTGTTTCCTTCAATCGCACAATCGGGCATGACTATGTTTCGTCTGCAGAAGAACGATATGATTTTTATCACAAGACAGAAAATAAAATTCCTTTTGATCTGAGCATCTTCAATAAGATCACAAATGGAGGGGTTCCGAAGAAGTCATTGGCTGTTTTAGTGGCGGAAACAGGCAAGGGCAAGAGTCAAGTGCTCTGCCATCATGCTGCACATTGTCTGAAACAGAACCTTAATGTACTGTATATCACGCTTGAAATGGCAGAGGAACGAATTGCAGAACGAATCGATGCTAATCTTTTGGATATTACGACAAATGATTTGAAGAAAATGTCGAAGAAAGAATACCTGAATGCTATTGACGATGTGACTTCTAAGATCAAATCGAAATTGATTATCAAGGAATATCCAACTTCTGGTGCACACGCAGGACATTTTGATGCTCTGATCGAAGAACTGAAGATTAAGAAGAAATTTATTCCTGACGTGATCATGGTTGATTATCTGAACATCTGCATTTCACAACGTTATAAACCGGGAGGCAGTCATAATTCATATACGATTGTGAAAGGCATTGCAGAAGAATTGCGTGGGCTGGCTGTCAAACATAACGTGTCTTTATGGTCAGCTACGCAGTTCAATCGTGGGGCGATTAACAATTCAAATCCTGACTTGTCAAACGTTTCTGAATCAACTGGCTTATCTCACACAGCAGATTTCTTCTTCGCTCTTATCTCCACGGAGGAACTGGAGAAGGATCAGCAAATTATGGTCAAGCAACTGAAGAATCGCTATGGGGACATCAATTATTATGGAAAATTCCTGCTGGGAGTGAACAGAGCAAAAATGAAGTTTTACGACTTGGATGACATTGCGGCCACCGATGGAATTACGCAGGACAAGTCAACAGACAATTCTGAGGACTATTCTTTTTCAAAATTTAAGGGGAACTACGATGGAATCAGTGATTGACAACATCTTGAACCCTGTGTTACAATGAGGTAAGGGTGATGGCGGAAGTTTTATATTGTGGTGCGGCGGTCTTGGTCGGCTTTTTTGCCTACCTTGGTGGTCGTCGTGCTGGCTTTCAGAGCGGATTCACTGCTGGGGCGGATGCATATCGAAGATATATTACGACCGAGGCAGAAAAGACAATCACCCGAATGAAGACAGAAATGCAGAACGAAAGGAATTTTGATGAAGAGCTATGAATACGTTGCAGTCACTGAACGCGAAGACGATTCTCTGCGTGTGAATTACGTGAACGACATCGACCAATTCACTTGGCGCTATGGTGATTATCATTGGGCACAGCTTGTGGCCCCAAAAGACAAACTTAATGCCCTCAATGAGGCCTGTAAATCTTCTGTATTTGATTCCCATGAACAAACCTTTCTTGCATATGAACTAGAAAACTTTGACCTCAAAGAATCTGAGAAAAAGAAATTCTTTCGCATCCGGAAAACAAAAGAGGAAAAGGTAGCAGAAGTGATTGCAGCTATTCCGCGAATCAGGAATTCTGTCTTTGACGTGCGAGACTAAATACTAGACAAACTTTTGAGAATATATCTTGGCAACTTTCACTTTATCTGAACTTAGGAAGAAATTCGGGAGAATTGAAACTTTCGTTGGAAAGTTGTCAAGAGGTGATCCCTTCATTACCAAAAATGGTAAGCCATATTATGCGAACACGGTTTTATTCCTTGGGGCTAATGGAAAGGAATCTGTGCGTTTTACGCCTCGATCTGATGCAGAAGTAACCAAGGCTATCCAGTTCCTTCGCAATGGCGCTATGGCCTCAAATTCGGTCTTCATTGGGGTGGCGGGAGATGATGCATCCTTCATTCCAATCTCGAATCTTCAGATTACCGGAGAATTTGGTTTTCAGGGTCGTGGTTACAATGCATCGCGTGAATCTTCTTTGGTTCAAAACACCAGACGAAAACTCGCAGTTGTGATTGCGCAGAATCGTGGGCCTATTTCTCTCGTGATTAATAATGTCAAACATTGGGATATTTGCGATGTGATCGGTTATCAGGGGAAAGATTCTCTGGCACATGCTGACATTGAATTCATTGACCGATGGGGAAATAGCATTGTTTTTCTTGGGAATGAATTAAGAGAAAGGAGTGAGTCGGAGTCGGAACAAATTTTATCCTCTTCTTCGACTCTTCGTTCTTTAATCCCGTTTCTTCAGAGAAAATTTGAACATGGTCTTGAAGGTGGTGATTCTTTTTATCGAAAGATTTCTTCTGATGATAAACAAGTGGTCCTCAAGTTTCTCTATGGTCTTGGATACAATGGGTCGAAGAATTATTCCCCCTACAATGTTTCGATGGTTCATAAGGGACAGTTCTCGATTGTTCGAGCAACGTCTTCGACTTATCGCCTTCAGGGTGACGTTTTAGAGAATGGAGATTTAGTTTATGGGTCAAGTGCCCCAGTAATTTTGATTGACTATTCTCCGGGCTCAAGAGATTTCGGAATAGAGAATGCCAGGATTCGACTTGATCGTCTGGATGGAAAAGGCAATAAGGAAATTTGATGTTTACAAGTGAAAAGAAAATCCCCTATCTTCTGATGACAGAAGGCCAGAGGCACGACCTAATGAAGCAGAATTCCTCGATCTATTTCAAGGGGTTTATGACCGAGAATATGCACGTCTCAGAAGAAACCCATGATGCAATGGTTTCCTTTGTGTCTCGATATGGAAATGTGGAACCAAGAGCAACTCTTGTGGTTCTTCAGACTTTAGACGAATGTCTTGGTCTAAAGGAAAAGATTCTTTCTTCTTCTGATCGAGATGTTCAGTCTGTTCTTGGTTCCGAATTCTTTGACCGTCTTCTGAGAGTCACTGAAGAATTAAAGAAGCTAGGGGATGAAGAAATCGATCTTCATGAGGGACATATTTTAATTCACGCCAATAAGGTTTATGAGAAATGCTAAAAGAACAACTAGAAAGACTAATCTCAAATTTGTATGGGCAATATTTTAACGCCCATACTTTTCATTGGAATATCAAGGGAATCAATTTCGTTTCTCTCCATGAATTTGCTGGTGAGCTTTATGAAGATGTCTATGATTCAATCGATGATTTCGCAGAGCAACTTCGCCAGCTAGGATTTCCTGCACCGTTGAGTCTCAAGGGTTTACTAAATAACTCAGGGATTGATGAATTAACGGAAGTCACAGAAGGCTCCCTGGCTAATCTTGAAATCGACAATCAAAAGGTCTTGGTTTCCCTTTATACGGTCTATAAAGAAGCCGATGAGGAAAAGGAGTTGGGTCTAGCCAATCTTCTGCAAGACAGAATCCAACAACATAAAAAATACGCCTGGAAACTAAAGGCGTTGCAAAACAAGGAATAAAATGTCTGCATGGTCTTACAAAACTGCCCCTCTTCTTCAGGGGGGTGTTCTCTATAACGGCGCAACTATCGTGGCAACTGCCGCTGGTTGGAAAAATTCTATCACGGGTGAATTGTTGGCCCCTATTCACAATTTTGCGGTTCGCAATGCTGATGCTACGACACTTGTCACATACACGCTAGCTCTGCCTGCCAACGCGACTTATGCCACTGGTCAGGTCATGACCTTCACTGTGACCCCATCTGAGCCAGTTCAGGTTATCGGGAGCCCTTCCATTGCCCTGACATTGACCTCTGGCGGCGTTCTGGCAACATATGACGCAGTGAATTCGACTTCGACTTCCCTCCTGTTCAAGTATACTGTGAAGACTGGTGATACCGCTCTTTCAGGCATCACCGTGTCAAACATTCTGACCCTGACTTCCTATCCTGGCAACGGCACGGATAAGATCATCGATCAGATTGCCGGTGGCACTGGTGTTGTGGTTTCCCCTGCTTCCCTAACATACACGGTCGGTTCGACTTCTCTCGTGAAGGTGCAGGGTCTGTAATGGTAGCAGCAACTCAAACTAAACCCCCGGTTCTGAAGCCCGCTGCGTCGAACAACGTCACTCTGGTTGCAACCAATCAAGGTTGGGTTAACTCTAGGACTGGTGAGATTCTGCATTTTATGAAGGGTCTTCTGACCAAGAAAACGGCAGTTTCCACTGGCCCGACTTTTACTCTGGTGCTCCCTTCCAATGCCACCTACGGCACTGGACAAACCATTCAGTTCACGGTGAATTCTAGTGCTGCCCTGACTTTGGTCGGAAACCCCACGATTGCTCTAACTCTGACTTCTGGTATCGTTCTGGCAAAGTATGTTCCATCTGCCTCGACTTCGACCTCCCTCGTGTTCCGCTACACTGTGAAGAAGAATGATTTGGCTCTTTCGGGCATCACTGTCGCAAACATTTTTACGCTCACAAACTACTCTTCTGACGGCAACGGGACAGATCGAGTTGTGCAGCAAATCCCCGGTTCTGCTGGTGTCGCCGTGGCTCCTGCCAAGTTGACCTACACAGTGGGATCGACTTCCCTCATTAAGGTTCAAGGTCTGTAATGGCAATCACTGTTTTAAAGAAAAACCGAACCGAGGCGGTCGTTCTGATGACCGGCACCGGTTCACAAACTATTACCCTGGCTTCCCTGGCAATGGCAGACGAAACCGTGTCAGGCGCAAAGGTCGATATTAAGAACATCAAGTTCTCTCTGAGTGCGACCGCCAAGGCGACGATCAGTCGCAATGCTGTAGAATTAGTTTCACTTGCAGGCACAGATCATTGGGCATTCGATGGTTACACGCTATCCACGAATCCAACTTATGATATCGTGATCAACAACGGGGACACCGACGCGACTTTCATTCTTGTGCTGCGAAAACTGGCTGGCTACACCCCATCCAACGATCCACAAGCAACCGGCATTCTGCCCTAATTAATCAGGCCCTTCGGGGCCTTTTCTCATATGGACACACAAAAAATTGGCGCACTTCTGAAACACGGTGCACTCACGGATGAACATGTTGAAAAGATGTTCGCGCATCCAGAAAAAGAAAAGATCGTAGGTGCGGTTGCCAATGCATCGGGGGTCAGGGATATTCTACCAGAAAACATCGCAAATCGAATTGTAAAGGATCGCAGTCTCCTGAAACATCATCCTAAAGCAATCGATTTTGGTCTAAGTGGGTCTGGTTCCGACGAATATTTTAAGGAAAACGCTGGTAGACAACCGACAGACGATCACACAGAGACTCGTCACCATATTACTGCTTTGCTGACTGCGGCAAATCAAGGGGCTTCATATGGACACCTGATTCGGCAAGAATATCACAAACTTCCAAGTCAAATCAGAGACAGAGTTATTTCTGGTATTAGACACTCCACGACAGATGATTTAAATTCTCTGGAAGTCGGAAATTCTGAAACGGCGAATAATCTAGCGGACCATAAGAATTCTGACGACAAAACGATGTTCAATATCAAGGATTCCAAAATGAGCCCGGCGACTAGAGAAACGTCTTTGCTCAGAATGGTCGAAAACAGACACAACAAACTTTCTGGGTACGCGGTGGATAGCGTAAGGCGGCATTTGCTCTCTAATCCGGAGGCAAGTCGATATAGCATTAATCGTGCTGTTGCACAGCACCCTGCCACGATGGACCATACCCTTCACGACATTGTGGGGGAAGACGATCCTGGTTACGGAACATTGTCTGCCATTGCTAGGCACCCTAATGCCTCAGAAGAAACTAAGGCCAAGCTAAAAGAAAAATTTGGAGATGTGTGATGAAAACATTTAAAGAATTCTGTGAGTCTCTGGAAGAGCAGAATGTTGTTTATCATGGTTCCCCTAAAGATTTCGACCAATTTACTCCAACAGTAGGAAAGAACTCTACCGTTTTCGGTTCCGAGGAAGTTAAGAGACATGGTTTCTTTTTCACTCCTTCAAAGAATGTCGCCAACGATTATGCAGGAGAACACGGAAAGATTCATCATGCAGTTCTCGACATGAAGAAACCTTTTGACATGAGACATTGTGTTTCTGAAAATATGGAAAATGATTTCGAGAAAGCTGGTGGTTCAACTCGCTGGCTACATAATCATCAGGAGCCTTGGGAAAGATTTGATGGAGAAGACGGAGAGCATTTTGTGAGCATACTGAAAAGGGCTGGATATGACTCTGCGATTATCCACGAACATTCTCCTCATTCTGGCGAAAAGCACGAGAGTCATATTGTGTTTCATCCCTCCCAGATCAAAGTCATAGGAAAATCTGATGCAAGACACTAATCGAGTATTCGAGAGAAAACTGGCTCTTGACGTTCTAAAGATTCTGACCGGGAAATTCGAGCAAACTCAGGCATTCAAACTGGGTTTGATTGATAAGAACGGGAATCCTCTGAAGAAGGAAAATGAACTGAAGACCCAGGAAGAAAGAAATGCGTTCACGATGTTGGATCGTTTGATTTTCAAGGTCAAGCAATTCTTGGATAAAAACAATCTATGGCACAATAAAGTACCGAACTATACCGCTGGCTTGGCGCTAATTCGAGAATCATATGTTTCGCAAATTTATCCTGACCAAGTAGACAAGTTAATTCCATTGATCGTCGAAGAATTGGAGCAAAGGGATATTAGGGAATTTACTGAGATTTACGGATCCTCAGAAATGATCGCCTATATACTAAGGGAAGACGGAGAAGGTGCGCCTGCATCTGTCCCTGCGAATTCCACTGGCCCTGCGGTAGCGGGAACCGGAGACGATAAAAACACAATTCTGACCAGAATTTTCGGCAAGACAATGCTGCGAAGAAAGAAACCTTAACTATGGAGACACCCCGTAAGGATCTCCAGTCTGCGAGAACAAAAATGACGAACGATATTAATACCGAAGTTGCCCTTCTGAAACAAGGGCAAGCCCAAACATCTACCGTGCTTGGTCGCTTGGATACTGCAATTGAGAAAATCTCCGAGGTTCACCAAGGAATTTCCACGATGATCAAGTTGCAGCAGAACCGAATTGACCAATTAGAAACCAAGCATCAGGAGGTGAGTCGTCGGAACGACGAATTGCATAGGGAAATGGATGATTTACAAGAAGAAATTAGCAAAAAAATCGACCATTCGAATGAAACTGTTCGTAAGCAAATTGATGACATGAAAGTCGAAATCAAGAAGGATCTTCAGGACGATAAAAAGTCTCTGGGTGATACTCTTGAGAAAGTGAATGATCGCCTGGATTCTCTGGAAAAATGGCGTTGGCTCTTGACTGGTGCGGCCTTTGTGGTGGGCGGCATGGTGTCGAAGGCAGAATTTGTTACAAAGCTCTTTGGCGGATAAATGATTGACCTAACTCAACAAACTCTTTTGTATCACATGATTCGTGAATATACGAATCCCAGGTGTCAGAGCCTCAGTGAATTCAAGGGTGATTTGATGAGCATTAAGTGGGTTGTGGCCCAGATCACAGCCTACGACAAAACAGGAGAAGTGAATGAAAAACTTCTCCTGAACCACATCATCACTATATACAATCTCTGGGGCTCCTTTGCCACAGATTTATTATTTTTCAAAGTCAAGAAAGAAAGATGGCATATCCTGAAAACTTTCTTGGTCTTCCTAGACAGGATGCCTGAATCCGTGCGTTATCGAAAGAAAGATGTTCTTTCTTCTGACATTCAGATCGACGCCAATCTTGTCAGTCTACTGAGAAATCTCTGACCTCGAAAGTCATCAGGGATCATGATACAATGCACCAATGACCCTCTCGACAGACCTCAAATACTTCACACAAATTACGTCTCAGCTTGATCGCTGCAAACAAAGAGACTCCTACGTCTTCGCCTTCAGATGTCCCATCTGCGGCGATTCAAGGGAGAACAAGACCAAGCTCCGGGGCTACGTTTATCGTCGCGGGGATGGTCTTTCTTTCACTTGTCACAACTGCAATACCCCAGTTGGCTTTCGTGGTCTCTTGCGTCATGTAGATCCTGGGATTTATTCCCAGTATTCAGCAGAATCCTTCATGGAGAAAAGACAGTGGGATTCTCCGAGAGAGGAGCGAAAAGCTGTCTATGAAAAAGCAAGACTGCCTTTTCAAAAGATTTCAGAGTTACCGGATAATCATGATGCAGTGAAGTGGTTCAAGGGTCGCATGCTTCCCCAGAAATTCATGTCAGAGTTTTACTACGTTGATGAATTTCGGAAGGTCGGGATGTTGAACGAGATTGCGAAAGAGAAGGCAGTCACAGAGGAACCCAGAATTCTGATTCCGGTCTGGTCTGAGGATCATAAACTTCAGGCCCTGGTTTGTCGGGATCTTTATGACTGGACAGACAAGAAATACATGATCCTGAAATTCTATGATGGTTCGATCATTTACGGTCTGGAAAGGTTAGACAAAAATAAACCCATCTATGTCGTGGAAGGCCCCTTGGATTCTCTGTTCATTCCTAACTGTTTGGCAGTCATTGGAACATCGTTTGGGAAGATTGACCTCTTTGATCTTCCAAAGAAAAGATGCACTGTCATTTTTGACAACCAACCGAAGGAGCCTCAGATCGTGAATCAACTGAGAAGGTTCATCAAGAACGGTTACAATGTAGTCATCTGGAAGTCAAGAGAAGGCCAGAAAGTTGACATCAACGACATGATCAAGAATGGGGAAGATCCCATGAAAGAAATTAAGGAACGCACATTCAATGGGCTCTCGGCGGAGCTGGAGTTTATACGATGGCGCAAGGTTTGAAATTTAATTAAGGAAAGTGAAATTTATGAGTTACACAGCAGAAATTATTGAAGATTCCATTTCGGAAGAAGGCAAACGGGTTACGACTTACCGCTTGGTTTATCCGCGATATATCCACGCGGAGTTAATGACTCACCGAGTATTCTCAAAGAATTCTAGTTCAAGTCGTGCTATTCCAGTGAACAAAATGACTGACTTGGCTATTCAGGAAATGGTTGAACCGATTCGATATGGTAAGAATCAGGCTGGTATGCAGGCCAAGGAAGAAAACCTTTCTGAACAGGAAACCTCTGATGCTCGGGCTATCTGGAAGGCTATGGCAGAATTCTGTGCCGATGGTGTGAAGAAGTTGGCGACAATCGGTCTGGCAAAGCAATGGAGCAATCGCCCGACTGAATGGTTCTCAAATATCCGAGTTGTCCTGACGACAACAGAAATTGATAATTGGGATGAACTGCGAAACCACAAGGATGCACAACCAGAAATCAAGCGACTCGCAGAAGTCATGATCGAAGCGCGAGATGCTTCGACTCCGAAACTTTTGAAGGCCAGTGAATGGCATCTTCCGTTTATCACTCAGGAAGAACGAGACACAATTTCGGATGTCTGGTTGCTCTGCAAAATTTCCGCCGCCCGCGCCTGTCGCGTGTCATATTTGAAGCATGATGGCACCCTGAGCACTACCGAGGAAGATTTGGCTCTCTATGACCGTCTGGTTGGCTCTAAGCCCCGGCATTGGAGCC